AACGGCCACGTCCTGAATAAAGCCCACGACCGGAGTACAGCCCACTTCCCAGAATTGATTTGGCCATTCCTTTAAGACCACCAGCCCTTGAAACGGACCTGTACGTTTTCATGAGATCACCTCCGAGGTTTTTAAGGCTGTATCTTCCACGTCCGTGGAAAGCGTGGTTTCTACGGTTTTCTTTTTGAGCCTCATTAGCTTCTTTGTAAGAAGGACCGTACATATCAATGGATGGCCATTCACCTCTTGGTAAGCGCGAAGCTCCATGGGTTGACCAAGGGAAAGCCTTGCTGAACTTGGATCCAGCGATAAAAGCTTTTAATTGTGCACCAGAGTATTTGCCCCCGGCAGAAGAACCAGATGATTTAGCTCTTTTGGACATTCTCGGAGCGTTGACGGGTGTTCCAGAAGGGAAATAAGAATCTGCTTCTTTATGTGCTATTGAACCGTGTACGTAACCTCCGCCTACTACAGGATATGACATAGAGGAGCTAGTAATTATGATAATTTATGCTAGCTCGTCTATGTTAGCAAAAATATCTACATCCTCCGATGATATATCTATATCATCCACATCTGTTCCTGCACACATGGGAACCATAATGTCAGGATATTTGTAAACCTCGGAGAGGGGCCAGTTAGGATGTTTCTTGGCTGCAAGGTTTGCAATCCTCGATGCTTTCCTCTTCAATGTCGGAGACGGTGTGGACAAGGTCGAGGATGGTGACGAGGCACGAGCGGCAGACATAGAATCTACAAGCGGAGACAGGTTCGGAGAGGCGGCAATCGGCGCAAACAGACATGTCACACTCGGAGGGTTCCACCCCGTGGTTAATGAAACGGCAGATGGCACACCATTGCCAGCCGGGATCGGAGATCCCAGGAGTGAAATATCCGTCTCCAGTGGAAAGACTGTTTCCTGAATCTGTGCCTGCGTAACTGGGGCATCGATCCCACAATCCGCCTTGATCTGTGTGAGGACGTTTGAGAGAGCTTCCGCATCCCACGTTGACAAAGGGAACTGGAATATGCGATGGTGAATCTCCCCATCGTCCGAGTCCTGTGTCAACCGACGCATCAGCTGGCTGAGCTTCTCCTCCGTCTGCGTACTCCATATCTCCTCTAAAATTGTGGATTTTGAACATTTAATTATATATATATAATGATAATTGAATTAAGACATAAGTTCCACCTGGTCTGACAGGAGCGGTAAATATGATCCATTTAAACCGACATTGCACGTACCCACCTTTGACTTGAAGAGGCAAAGGATACCTGTCACAAAGTTGTAACAAGGAGCTGAAGGTACACATGTTGCAACGGTAGTCGTCTACGACACAGACAGGTTGAGTCGTGTAACCGTCCCACCAGTTGGAAGATGGATCTTTATAAAACAACTGTAGATCCTCGCACGCGAGGCTCTGAGCAGCGCGTGATTTACCCGTTCCCGTGGGACCATGGAGCCAAAGGATCTTGGTCTTCCACGAGCGCTGCGTCTGCAGTTGGAGCATTGCCATTTGTCTGAAACCATTATGAAATTTAATAAAAATATCGGGCTTTTCAGTTGCAAGTTTAGACATTGAGTAACCCGATTCAACAAAGTCCATTGCAGCTTGCTGTAGGTCATTACGCATTCCTTGGGAAGGAAGGGAACCAAACTCGAAGAAATTGACACCAGGAATCTTCTCGGGGCCTCCTTCCTCACCTGGCTTAATGCAGTAATCTCGATTTTCTTGCGGGGAACCCGCAGCAATGAGAACAGCAGCTCTGGCGAAGCCAGGAATCCTATGGACGCCAGTTAAAGTCCGGGGGTTTGTCAAGTACAGGAATCCTTGCAAGTGAGGAGTACCGGTTTCAGGAGCCACTTCCATACCGAAACAAAGATAACGAATGTTAAGTTCTGCAATCGGCAACGTCTTTAAAGTTTCCAACTCCGCAGGAGTGTAATTGTTTAAAGTGAAAGGGAAAGAACGGTGTTTGTTGGGCATGGTGATTTCTAAACTTGTTTGAGGGGTTTAAATTGTGACTATATTGTAGAACTTATGTCTTTAAATATATATATATATTATAACATATGTTCCAACTAATGATCCTAGCTATTTTTGAGGAGAAAAAAAAATGAGGAGAGAGAGGAAGGATTTCGAGGAATCGAGGAATCATTCAAAGTCAGTCGGTTCCACGTAGGACTCGGTTGCTAATGCCCGCATAGCTATATCACTCTTAGCGAGTTTACGAGCTAATGCGATTCCCTGTTGCATATTCACCTCCACCGGTTCATCTTCGTCAATGTCAAAGATAGCAATTTCTCCCAGTGGTAGTTTGCGCGGTTCTTTGGTTGCGGAAAGTCTTGTCGCTGCCCAAAGCAAAGCTTCACGAGCGTTATGAACCAGGTCGCCAGGAATGAGAGTAGACGTTTCTCTATTGAAGATCATGGAAGCGAATAACATACAAAGACCTTGGGAACCTTTTTTTTGGAAACCTAGTCTATAAGCTTCCTCTTTGTTGACAGTGGAATAACCTGTTTTTGAGTAAGTTTCTACGATATAATGCCCTAAACTTTCGGGAGAGGGTGCATCGAAAACTAGAAGACGTTGGCTAGGAAATGATTTGCCTCTCATGAGGGACGAATGATGCACATCAGTTCTTGCCACAGCTTCTAAAATCCACGTAACACCGAAGAAACGTTGGATAATTGTAATTTCTTTATTCATGGTGGCCGCTTTTGCGACGGCAGCACTGTCGTCACGTTTTCTTTTAGGCGGCATTGTTTAAATTGTGAACAAAATAACATATTATATGAAAATATAATATATGAAAATATGAACTTGTGTTCCAATCCATAACCCCTTGCACTACCCGTTCCTTAGGGTAAATTGGCCTAGGCGGATGCATAGGTTCGGGGTTAGGGTTAGGGTTATGGCGAGGGGATCGTGCCAAGTAAAAAAATATACTGACTCAGGAAATGAGGAGGATCAGAAGTGCTGGAACTATATTACCCAGCACTTCTGTTCCAAACATAAGTTCCGACGGAGGCTGAAGGCCGATTCGTCCGACGCAGGCTAGGGTTAGGTTAGGGTTAGGAACGGTCATTCTAGGGCTGAGTCGGCGGGAGCCGACGGTGCCCTAGAATGTCGTTCCTAACCCTAACCTAACCCTAGACAAGGAGCAGGCGAGCGAACAGCGAGCGACGTCGTGGATGCGAGCGTAGCGAGCTAATTTAATTGCGTAGCAATTTAATACACAACTTATGTTTGGTTTTTGCTAATTAATTAGTAATTAAAAAAATTTTCAAAAAACTAATTACTAATTAACTACAGGAGGATTAACGCGATCATCATCGCGTTCTAATTCAACGGCACGGTGAACATTGATCAAACCGAAACAAAGTGAGAGTTGATCACATTTACTTTTAAAAGCGTATTTCAGCACTGAGACTAAGCATGCGAAAGTCATTGAAGCAATGCTAATCCAGAAGATGTCGTTGAATGTGTGAAACCAAGACATTACGGTTCGACGACTAATCCAGTTGCGGTTTCCCAAGTAGGTGCAGTGATATTATTGCTGGTTTGGAATTGTGAACCAATTTCTCTAACTTCTAGATAACATTGAGTGAGCGAAGTCCAAGAAGCAGCTGTTCCAAGGGGTTTCATGATAACGTAGTTATCAAGTCCAGCGGCAGCTTGGTTTACCAAAACTCTAACGGTTTGAACAGCGTGTAACGCTGTTGAAATCGTTTGGTCGTGAGCTGGGGAGTCCCCTGAACCAGTTGCGGAAGCATAAATATCAGTGAAAGCGGTAACTCGGCCATTGAGAGATGGGACGGTAGACCCTGATGAAGAAAGGCCAGTACCTTCGATACGGAACGTTAGCTCGAAGACACCTGCAACGGTGGCTGGGAATGTTGCTCGTATTCCGTGTGTTTCATTTGTAATTAAAATGTCCAAGTTATTGGATGATGCCGATAATGTATTTGTACCCAACATGCTAGCAGATGCTTCTGTTCCATTTGGGTATGAAAGAAACCTAGCGTGCTGACCCGATTGACCTGTGGACGTGAGCAGTTTTGGTTTTGTAAGGGCAACCTTGTAATAGCAATACAGCTCACCAATCTGCTGATTTTGGAAAGATGTCGGGCAATTGACAACTGCAAGTTGTAAAATTCCATGATCATATAACTTAATATCAGTTTTTGGAGGCAGGTCTGTAGTTCTGACAAACTTCCTTGTGGATATGGCAGTCTTGTTAGGGTCAGCTTCGATATGATGCGAAAGCATTTCAGTGAGACGTCCTGAACTGCCACCATGTGAAGCCATCATATCAGGTTTGTTTCTGTAAACTTCGGCATCAGCTTTATAATTAGTGGCCATGAGAATTGTTCCGGTGTTTCCATTGGGATTCGTTGTAGAGGATGGATCTACGGTCGAATGGAACTCAAAGACTAATTGTATCCATTCGTATTCTTCAAAGTTAGAAGCAAATTGTGAAAGCATTGGAAAATTTTCTACGAGACCAGGCTGCAAGTTATACTTTAGATTGGTAAAGTTTGAAGATGAAGGACCGTAGACATCACCCATGTACTCACGATGAGTCAATATGAGAGTTTGCGTCTCATCGTTAGGACTTTCGAAGACCATTGGTGCTTTACCTCCCTCTAGAAGGATATTTCCGCCTTGAGTAGGTAAAGTAGAACCGTAACGGCCACGTCCTGAATAAAGCCCACGACCGGAGTACAGCCCACTTCCCAGAATTGATTTGGCCATTCCTTTAAGACCACCAGCCCTTGAAACGGACCTGTACGTTTTCATGAGATCACC